ATCTTTGCCGATTGGCATTAACCTAGTACATAAGCCGTCCATGTCGAGAGTTTCCTCTATACCTTGTATGTTCTTGCCATATGCAACTAAAACGCCCCTATCAAGCCCACGCGCGTTTAAAAGGCTAATGGTAAAGTTATCCCGAACGAGTTCACCACCCCATGTGGCAATTATCCCATCTTGTCCCATTATGGCATTGACAGGATTTGTGCGGACAAAATATTTGGTGTTACTACCTCCAACGTCACCCGAGCTCGTGAATGGATGTGCATATTGTGTGTGAGTTAAAATGTAATCAAGTGCACCGTAGCCGCTTAAAAATGTAGGGCGAACGTCCTCAAGAAAATTGTCTAAAAGGTCATAAAAAATATGCCGCGCATTTACTTTAATTGATGAAAGTGTTTTCTGCTTGTGATATATCCTATACAGCTGACCGTCTACCTTAATAATATTGCCTTCTAATAGGTAAGTCCATTTCGGAGGAATTTGGCTAATTCCCTGTTCGCCAACTTTATGTCTGCCTACTATCCTTGGAGGTGTTATAACTCCAACTCTACTTACGCTATCCAGTAGAGGATAGAGAATCTCACATTCAAATAATCCGTTTAGCTCCTCTGTTATAGTACATGAAATGCAATCATTCAAAACTACAATGCCATTGTGCGTAAAATCCGTTTCCTTGCTGTCATAAAGATTTATCATAATTTTCACCCCCCTGCAAATAAAATAGAGAAGTGGTTTCTCACCTCTCTTTTAGTGCGTTATTTTATCCTGTTGCGTCTTAAACTATTTATTGAGTTCTGTTACGTTGTTTCCGAAACTATCATCCGATACTTTAATATAACCCCATCTTTTACCTGCTTCAAGACTTGCGTCCCCGCCAACTACATCTGTTTTGCCATTTATTTTAGACCAAAACATATTGTTATAAAAGCTATATATTGTATCTCTGGCATCTCCATAACCGCCACCTTCTCTGTGGTTGGCATCTTGTACAAAAACCGCATTCTCATTGTCTGATTCAACCCATGAGTTTTTAATAATAAGTCTTTGATTTATTGCGCCGTTAGACTGTTGATTGTGGCAAGCAATTCCATTTACTACGCTATGAACTTCACAGCCATCAATTAATATCGTTTGATTATTTGACAAGCCCATACCAATTGAAACGTTGGTGTCACAATCTGTAATACAGTTATTAATACTTGTCAATCCATCTAAAATGGAGCCATCCATGTGGATTGCATATGGCCAAATTCCAGGGCTCCCATCTGTTGGAAAATCTGACGTCATAATCGCAGTTAGATTAAATAAATGATTTTGTGCGGATAAATTAAAAGGTGGTTGCCAATAATCACCAGAATCACAACGTACAATACATGTTCTTTTATTCCTTCCAACAACTGATATATGTTTTTCTCTTAAATCTACACTTTCTAGGTAAATTCCCGGACATAAATCTATGGTGAGAGGATTGTCAATATCATTGATGTAAGCATTTACTGCTGCCATAATGGTGTTATAATTACCACCACTTTTAGCAACCGTAACTACGTTTCGTGGCTTTGTTACAGCCCCTATAGCATCAATATTCTCTAATTGTTTTTTCATGACCGCGGTGATATAGTCAGGGGATATTACATTACCAAATGGTTCATAATCAGTAGATACACCGCCCAATTCCAATTGATTTAGCAGGGAAGCTTCTGGGCTTGTTGTAAACCTTATAAAAGCTGTGCCTGTGGGTGTTGTAAATGTCTTAGGACCCTCCAAAACGTTACCTGAAATAAATGTGTTAGAACTGTCATAGAAGCACACTCTAAACAAGTGTTCTTTGAGTGTATATTGGTTATTTGACAATACTGGGATATAATCACTTGTTGTATAACCAGTCCCTGTACCCACACCGCCCGAGTCCGTATATAAATACGTGTTATCTACGGCAGTTTCTTTGTTAAATAAATTTTTGCTTGGTATTCCAATAACAGGTATAAATGATAGTCCTGTACTCTGATATACTCCTCCTGCTGTCCATGTGCCATTCCAATAGTACCAGTTACCGTCTGCTGTAACTATATAAGTATATTTTTTACCATCTACAGTATTTGCGTTTGTATCAGCCTGTAAAATTGCTAATGTTGCAAAAGTGCCCTTAGGTGAGCCGCTTGCTAAACTTGCTATTTGCACAGCATTTGCTGTTACACCTGCGTCAAGGTTTCCTATTCCATTTTCAATTTTATTGAGTGCGTCATCGTCTAAATTTGTTACGTTGTCTGACCAATTCGTTTTTATATATGTCATTATAAGTGCCTCCAATTCGGTGTAATTTCAACCGATGTTACCGTGCCGCTCCAATTTATTGTATTTGTGCCAACCGCCAAAATGGGGAAATCGCCACTCATGTCATTGTTTTTTAAAACTGTACCCTTGTAGCAATCCATCAGCTCCGAATCAATCGTCACGTAATCGACTACATTTGTAAGGGTTATTGCTGTGCTGTTTATAGTCAAGTTTATTGTACCAGTGCCGTAAACTTTGACAATAGGCTTGCTAGTTGCTGTACCTGAATTAAATATGGCCCCTGAATGGGTAGGTTCGTATGCTGTTGCTACTGTGCCTAATTCAAGTTGTTGCAGCCCTAGATATGGTATAGATATAGCAAACCGTATATACTTAGCATTGCTCGGAGAGGTAACCGCACTTAACATATTTCCACTGCCACTAATATAAGCTTTATTTTCATCAAACCATACATATGGTGTATTATCCGGTAATTCAACACCCGAAAATATGTATTGCGTAGATGGTAGTACGGGTACGAATTCGCTCGTTGAAACAGTAGGGTGATATACCAATACACCAGTATTTACGTCAGGGTAGCAATAATCGGTAACTTTGCTTTTATCAAACATATTCTTCCCTATCACATCAATCGACCGTATAGCTGTGCCGTATTTGTATGGCTGGCAGTCAAACTGGATGATAAAGCTGTGAAATGTAGGTATAATCTTTGAAAAAGGTATCTTATTAATTATTGTCGCTTTATACTTTTTGTCGGGTTCATTGCTAAAAATTACGTCTCCGCAACCAGTAAGCCATGAGCAAACATCATCAATATTCCCATTATCAAGGCTACATTCGCAGGTCTTTACTGTCCCTTGATATGTGCCATCATCTTGCGTTAGGAATCCGTCACGCCCAGGGATTACTATTTTTTCTATGTTTGCAGGAGGGCGTTCGAAATCAGGGAGCTTGTTAACCATTATTTTTTTATCTAGTGAGCTGATACTTTTCCATATAAAATAAGGGTACATTTACGCACCTCCTAATTGTTTTTGCTTCACATAAAATGATAATTCTTCTGCTAAAGTCTGTATATCCATGCCATTGTTTATTACAACTTTATCTGTATGCAATATGCTTCCGTAATTAGTTGTATTTGTTGAGCTTCCCATACTACCCATGCCAGCCATAGCAGGAGTTAAGTTCATTCCAATACTTACATCAGAGGATAGCCCCTTGACCGCATTTGCAACTAAATATTTGCTATTTTCAATACCTTTTGCTAGCCCACTCATAAAATCAGGCATCCACTTTTCGTAGTCTGTGAGAGGTCCGACGTCTGGCGTACTAAAATGTAAATACCCTCTTATAGTGTCACCTACACCGCTTACTGCCTTGCCTATGCCACCTATCATACTTTTTATTCCGTTAATCAATCCTTGTATGAAGTCCTTACCCCATTGTAAAGCTTGCCCAGGTAAACCTGTGATAAAGCTTATCGCCGCAGCGAAGCCACCTCGAACAACATCGTTTATTGTGCTCATCACTAAAACTATTCCGTTTTTTAAGCCGTTAAATGCATTAACACCCAAGTTGTATAAGTTGTCTGGAAGATTCCTAAAAAAGTCAAGTACAGCGTTAAAGGTGTTCATAAATCTATCTACCATTATTGTCACGATATCGATGACGGCAGTTTTTAAGCTATTCCACGCATTCGTAGCACTTGTGGATATGCTCGTCCATAGCCCAACAAAGAAATCCTTTAGCCCATTCCATACCGTTGTTGCAACGATTACGATGCCATCCCAAACTTGCGTAAGAGTAGTAGTAATTAAATCAAGAGCACGTGTGAATATTAGCTTTATATTATCCCAAATATCGCTGAAATAAGTTCTCAAACTATCAAATATATTAAGTGCATCCTCTTTTAATTTAGTAAAGTTTCCAGTTACTAAATCTATAATCAAGAGAATTGCTCCCAGAAAAATATTTTTAATGATTTCCCATACACCAATAAATATTCTTTCGAGTGCAAGAAATATGACGTATACATCGTTTATCTGTTTTGAAAATGTAGTTGCCACAAAGGTCACTATCGAATTTATGATATTGACAAAAAATTGTCCTATTCCATTCCAAACATTTTGAATAGTATTTGTAATTCCTGCCCAAAGATTAACAAAGAAAGTGCCTATGCCGTTCCATGTATTAGTTACAGTAGCTGTTATACTATTCCATGTATTTGCAAAGAATGTTGCTACGCTATTAAATACATTAGTTGCAGTAGTCGCTATACTATTCCAAATTGATGATAAAAAAGCGCTGATAGTATCCCAGTTTTTATATAAAAGTACTCCTATCGCTATTAATGCACCAATCGCCAAAACAACTAACCCGATCGGGCTCATTAGAAATCCCACTGCCGTAACTATGGCACCAATTACAGTAACTATCGGTCCGATTGCTAATAAAAATGCCCCAATGCCTAATATGATTTTTTGAGTAGTGGGGTCTAACGTTGTAAATTTTATTATTAAATCGGCTATCATCTGAGCAAATCGCCCAATAGCGGGCACAATCTGGTCTTGAACAATCGGTATTAATTTTTCAAAAGTTGGCATTAATTCAGCTGCCACTTTACCAACCGCACCAGTTATAGATAATTTCATTGCTGCCATGCTATCGCTAAATTTATCCATTGCAAGCACGTTTTCGTTACTCATTACCGCACCATTTTTATGAGCTTCTGCGGTCAAATTTGCGATTTCGTCAGCGCCTGTTTTAATAAGCGGGTTAAGTGCCATTGCCGATTTTCCAAATAATTTCAAAGCCATTGCGTTTCTTTCAGTTGGATTAGTCATTTTGCCAAGAGCCGCAATTGTTTCAGTGAATACTACGTTACTATCTCGTAATTGTCCGTTTAGAGGATCTACTGCATCTATCCCTAATTCTTTAAATATTGCTACTTGTGCCTTTGTGCCAATTTGAGCTGCTGCCATTGCTTTAGTTAAAAATTTCTGTGCCCCTGTCATTGTGTCAAGTTCAACATCGACCTTTGAGCCGATGTACGTTAATTCTTGTAATCTTTCAGCGGTTAGCCCTGTAACGTCAGACATTTGCTGTAGTGCGTCCGCTCCATCTGTCGCCTTTACCACCATAGCGGCAAAACCAGCCCCTACCGCTAATATGGGGACAGTTAAGCCCATTGTCATACTTTTACCAGCGCTGCTTATTCCCGCTCCTGCTGTTTTCATTTTAGTACCAATAGCAGCAATTTCGCTTAGTACAACGTTGCTTTTTCCCGCTTGGGTTTCTAATCCCTTTAAACTTTGTTCTGTTTTAACTACTTCACGCTCTAAGGCTCTATATTGTTCTTCACTGATACTGCCCTTTTTGAACTGTTCTTGTGCTTGTGCTTCAGCAAGTTTCAATGTGTCAAGTTTACCCTTAGTGGTAGATACACTCTCGGCTAGTAGCTTCTGCTTCTGATTGAGAAGATCGACGTTTGTCGGATCCAATTTTAAAAGTTTATTTACCTGCGTTAATTCGCTTTGGAGGTCGCGGCTTGTCTTATTTACGCCTTGGAGAGCTTTGTCGAGTGGTCCAGTATTTCCACCGATCTCAACTGTAATGCCCTTAATTGTCCCTGCCATAATGTACCTCCTTCCTATAAAAATAAAAACACCCTAAGGTGTTACTTTGCCAAATTTTTTTCTGAGCCGTTTCCTATCAGGAGAAGTCTGCTGTAATATCCAGCACTTGTCCAAATACTCATTGCCTTCTGTCGTCTGCATACGGTTGTATACGACTGCATCACGCAGTAGTAGCCAAAATGCAAATGTTTCTAAATCTTCTACTCTGTCAAAATCGTATCCAGTATATTCACAAACAACCTTTTCTTCGATTGTATTAACTTCATAATTGTGTCCCTTCCTGTTGTCATCAGGGTAGGAAGGGATTAAGAGTTTTTTGAGGACTTTTCCTTGCTAAGCCACTCAAAGTATGCGGTTAATATCTCATTTAACTGGTCTAAGTCTAGCTCGTCAATAACTTCGTTTGCCACTGTATAGCCGGACTTATTTTTATTTAAAATCATGCCCACCGCTTCGGCTAAATCATTCATAGTTTCTTCGCTTCTTGCCTTCGATAAACCCATAATTTTCTTTAACGTTTTAATTTTTGGCGGCTCGACTTCTAGTGTTAAATCGCCTATTTTAATATCAAAATATCTCTTGTTTACAACTGAAATATCAAACATTGTTATTCCTTTCAGGGCGGTAAATCCCGCCCAATTAATTTTAAACCGTTGGAATATCTTCTTCGTAAATGATTTTCGTCCCTTCGCTGTCAAGAGGCATTGCTATAAATTCGGCATCTACTATGGTTTCTTTATCCTTTACAAACGCAAAACTGAATCCTGCTTGATTGTTTCCCACTATTGTCACTCGAATGTTTCCGTCTATCGCATCGGTATGAACAAATCGAATTACATACTGTTTCCCGTCCTGATTATTTATGCCGCCGATTTTTACAGTTCTTTTGCCTAATGCTTCAGCTACTCTTGCAGTAGCACAAAGTTTTGCAAGTGTGTTACCGTTCCACGTCATAATGCCGCTTTTTAGAGTTGCCACTTCTTCTGTCAAAATTGTTTTACTGGCAAGCCCTAAATCATCTTTAGCTTCGTAAAATGTTGGCTTATATTCAAGTGTTGCTCCGCCTTGAATTAGACCTAACAAATTAGTTTCAACTTCTAACAATAAATCCGTTGGGATTACTTCACCAACAAATTCATCTACGTATAATTTTCCACTGCCTAAAACTATTTTTTCATCTGCTGTTGCCATATTATTTCCTCCTAAAATTTATTTTTTGCATTAAAAAAGCACCCTATTATGGGTGCTAACATTTTTTAATGTGGGTAAGGATTTACACCTTACATAAATACATTTGTGAGAACGCTGTTGCCAAGTAGCTACTTTTACGTAGTATTCTTATTTCTCCTGTAAGCGTCTACTTATTCCGCCACCACATTTAGTTCTAAAATTTTTCTGTTATCTTAATAGTATAAATTACCTGATATAAAGCCTCCGATTCTATGTATGTTTCGGTAACGTCATACTCGGAATTTATACCGTTCAATACTGCTTCGAGCTTCTGCTCTGCGGCCAAATCTTTCTTAGTTGTGTAAAGCTCAACTTGATAAAACTTAAATTTTCCATGTACTTTATAATCTGAAAAAATATTATTGTCAAACGCTCTCAAGTAAACGATATAGGGCGGTGTTGGTGCTGTTGTAAAATGATGATATGATACTGGGTATAAAGTTGTTTTTAACAATGTGAATAATTCAGCTTGTGTCATTTTTGCACCGCCTTTTCTATACGTGTAACTAAATCTGTTTTAGCCTTTTCCTCATTCGGACTTATGTGCGGTCTACCTTCTACCCTGCCGCCGTTTACTTTAGCGTGACCAAATTCGAGCAAATGGGTTAGTTGGTAGTCTGTAGCGTTGTATGTTGTTATCCGGATATTGTTTTTATCCTCAAATGCAACTTTAGCCCTCCAACCTTTTTTATACCCACCACCATAAGCGCCTGCGCGCACTGGACTATCACGCTTGATATTGTCGGTCACTTCCTTACTGACATCCTTGCAAGCCTGTTTGACTTCATCAGCTACCTCCGCGGTATACTGGGATAATTCAGCCATGAGTGAAGCAGTTAGATCCTCAACTTGTGCCATGGCTATACACCTGCTTTTGTTGTGAGGTAAAGCTCAATGCGTTCATCATTTCGCAAGTATGTACGATAAATTGAGTATCGCTTTTCGTTGTACTCAGCAACTGTCTCGTCTGAATAATCAAACCAGCACATTGTTATTTTAAGTTGCGGTTTTAGCCCAGATAGGAAAACTTGGAGATATTCTGTTTGGGATATGCTCTCTATTGTGCAATAAACTTCTTTGAGCGTTTCCTGCTCAATCGGATTGCCAATTTCATCCTCAACTGCGACTATACTGATAAGATTAATTATACCGTCACGCATTATATCACCACCAAATTATAATCGCCTGCTACTGCTAACGAACATTTGAGTAAATCATAAGATTTTTGGTATTTCTCGCTGTCTGGATTGCTGCCAAAATTAGCCTTTGCATAAAGGACAACCGCCCTCTGAATTAGAGGGTCAGTTTCCAGTATAATATTAACGCCTGCAAGTCTTAAATCTATCTTGCAAGCGTCAATGATTGGCGTAATTTCAGTATCAAATGCGGATGATTTAATTCTCAATGAAACTTTGATATCGTCTAAAAGAGCCATCTAATCACTTCCTTTTGGTTGTGCTTTTTTCTTTTATAGGCTTAGCAGAGGGCGTTATTACACCCTCGATTAAACCTCTGTTTACAAGACTTTTTACACGGCTTTCATCGTCTGAAATAAAGTCATCCCCTATTTTATAAACGTGTTTCATATTATTAATGTCGTGAAATTCTTTTAAAATTTTCATTAGCCTGCAACGACATCTTGAATAAGAGCAAACGCCTTAGTATCCATAACTCCACCGTCAACAATTCCATAAGCAACATAGTCGGTTTCTCTTAATTTTGCATGATCTTCTGTAACAATTGAAAGAGGCTCATTGACATTAAATATCAAACCTTTGCCTGCATTACCTATAAGGATGTTCATCCCTGTTATTCCTGCATCCGCTTCAACTACCATTCCGAACATTCTGCCTACGCCGCCAGAAGTTACGTCAGGGATAAATAAAGGTCTGCCTGTTCCATCTAGTAAATTAGAAAGCTGTCCCCATATAGTAGCGTTCTTTGCGTATATTTTACATCCTGCCAAATATGAAGAACCTATCTT